CCATATTGCCATCAACGACTACTTAAACGCGAATTAACCAACTTGCGTAACTTGCACGGCATGAAGGTCACAATCATCAAAGCGGTAAACGCGACGGGCAAGATTTGGGCAGAAGGCTCAACGCCGTCCGTCACGCGTGAGCTGTACGAACGCCTCTTGAAGGGTGGCTACTGCCTCCCACTCGAAGGCGACGAGGCCCCAGCGCCCGACCCTGAACCCCAAGCCGAGGAAGAGGTGAAAACACCGCAGCCACGGCCCACTCGCAAATCTCGCAAACCCAAGAACTAATGGCAATTTTCAACGGCACAGAGCTCGGCGTCTACATCGACAACACGCTCATCGCAGCAGCTCAATCGGTCAGCGTATCGCTGTCCCTCGACACCATCGAAATCACAACCAACGACAGCGCGGGCTGGTCGGAATTCCTCGCAGGCAAGCGCGGCGGCACGATGCAATGCGACGGTCTCATCGACATGCTCGACGCGTCCAACAAGGACGTCGTGGATTTGTGGGGAGCCTACGAGAACCGCAGCACCTTGACCCTCAAGTGGGCAAAGGCCAACGAAGCAACGGGCGAGATTTCGCTCGGCGCGTCGGGCATCTTGACGAGCTTGGAATTGAGCGGCTCGACCGAGGACACGGCGACCTATTCCGCATCGTTCCAACTCACGGGCGTCATCGCTGATACGGTCGCGTAATGGTTGACACCATCGAAATCGCAGGTAAGGATTACCCCGTCCGCTTCACGCTCGGGGCCCTCGCCAAGTTTGAGCGCAAGACCAAGGTGAACGCCTTTGCATTGAGCGACCCCTCCAAGCTGTCAAGCGAGGCGGCGGGTTACCTCGTTTGGTTCGGAATGCAGGCGGGCGCAAAGGCCGAAGGCGTTGAACTCGACGTGGAGTTCATGGACGTACTCGATGACCTCACACTGGCGCACGTTATGCGCGCGTTCGAGCTGCTCGTCCAGGACGTGCCGGGCGAAAAAAAAGCGTAAACGGATCGAGCGAGCCGGCCACATGGTCGGACGTTATGCAGATGGGGCTGGGCCGTATGGGTCTGGCCCCGTCTTCGTTTTATAACCTCACCCTCGCCGAGCTGCGCATGGCATCAGCGGGCTACCTCGACGCCTACGAAGGGCGCGAGCGGATGGAGTGGGAGCGGGCGCGGTGGATGACCGTGCGGCTGATTATGCCGCATGTCAAGAAGGGCAGTAAATTGCAGGCACAAGACCTCGGTGTCTTCCCATGGGAGAAGCCCGAGCCCGGAATTAAACTCACAAAGGAGGAGCTACGCGCCCGCCTTGAAAATCGCGACACATGGCACGTTTAGGAGATTTGGTCGTAACCATCGGCGCAAAGACAAAGAGCTTCGACAAGGCGCTCGGCGACTCAATGCGCAAGCTCAAGAACTTTGGACGCAACACGAAGCAGTTAGACAAGAACCTCAGCATGGGCATCACCGCCCCGCTCGCCATCATGGGCGGCACGGCGGTGCAGGCGTTTCGTGTCCAAGCCAAAGCCATCGCGCAAGTCGAGGCGGGCCTCCGCTCGACGGGTGGACAGGTTGGCTACACATCCAAGCAGCTCCAAGACATGGCGAGCAGCTTGCAAGGCAAGACGCTGTTCGGCGATGAGGACATCCTGCAAAATGCCACAGCGCAGTTGCTGACGTTCACCAACATCAGCGGCGAGCAGTTCGCACGGACGCAGGCCGCAGCCCTTGACCTTGCCACGCGTTTGGACGGTGACCTTAAGGGGGCGTCGATTCAGTTGGGCAAGGCGTTGAACGACCCGGTGGCGAACCTGAGTGCACTGTCTCGATCAGGCATTCAGTTCAGCGACGAGCAGAAGGAGGTCATCAAGTCGCTTGCAGAAAGCGGACGGTTAGCCGAGGCGCAGACGATCATCCTCGACGAGCTGAACAAGCAGTACGGCGGCAGCGCGGAAGCAGCGGCAAAGGCCGACGGCGGGCTCACCCAACTCGCCAACGCATTTGGCGACCTACAAGAGCAATTCGGGGCCATCCTCGTGGACGTCCTGCGACCGCTCGTGGATTGGGCAAGCGACATGATTGCGCAATTTCAAGGGCTTTCAAAGCAGACGAAGCAGTACATTGTCGTCGGCGCGGGCATCGCCGCAATGCTTGGCCCGTTGTTATTCTTGCTGCCTCAAATCGGCGCGGTCATCGGCGCGATAATTTCGCCCGTTGGCTTGGTCATCGCGGCCATCGCTCTGCTCGCGACGGGTATCTACATGTTCGCCGACGAGGTTAGCAAACCACTTGCAGCGGTTGCAAACTTCTTCATCTCGCTCTACAACGAAAGCAAGGCAGTCCGTGCAATCATCGGCGGCATTAAGGGCACGGTCAAAGTTGTGTTTGGGTTCTTTGCTTTTGCCGTCAGTAACATCATCGAGCAGTTCAAAGACCTTGGCTCCATTATTAAGGCGGCACTGGAAGGCAGGTTCAGCGACATCCCCGGATTGATTACCGACGCATTCGCCCGTGCGGGTGAGCGCGCTGCCGAGTTTGGACGGCAGGCCGCCGAGGATTGGAAGACCTCAGTGCAGGATGAGCTCGACAAAGAGCCCATCGAGTTCGTAAGCCCCGAAAGCATCGCCAGCGGCATCAAGCGGCTCGGCGGATTGAAGGACGCAATCGACGCGATGTTTGCAGGCGGCGGCACATCGGACACCGCGCAAGCGTCAGGGGCCACGCCGAAGCCGCAGGTGAACATCTTGCCCGAGCGCGGGCTCGTCAAGGCGGCGGGCCCCGTGGCGGCGATGGCTGCAGACATGGGCAAGATGCGCAACGAGTTTAGTATGATGATCGACCTCGGCCCGCAAATCACCTCGGCGTTCACAGGCATCGGCGAGGCCATCGGCGGGCTCGTGTCGGGTACGATGACGATGGCCGATATCATGGGCCAAGCGTTCGCAGGGCTCGGCGGCTTCCTCATGGATTTGGGCGCGCAGTTCGTGAGCGCGGGCGTGGCGGCCTCGGCTTTCTACGCCTCCCTCATCAGCAACCCGCCGCTCGCAATCGCGGCAGGCGTTGCGCTTGTGGCGGCAGGGGCTGCGATTAAGGGCTTCCAATCCCGCGCGCAGCAATCCCCGCCCGCCCTTGCCAAGGGTGGCCTCGCGTTCGGCGAGACGATGGCGCTCGTGGGGGATAACCCTAACGCAGGAACCGACCCGGAGGTTATCGCACCGCTGTCAAAGCTGCAGGGCATGATGGGCGGCAGCGGGCAGCACGTCACCGTAACGGGGCGCATCAGTGGGCGCGACTTATTACTTTCAAACGACCGCACGCAACGCGCGCGGGCAAGATATGGCGGGTACTAATGGCTACACGATTCAGGGGTCAATTCACGGACGACAGCGGGCAGGAGTGGCGCGTCGATGTCCTCGACAACACGTTCAGCGGGACGGTGGAAACTATCCCGATGCAATCGCCAGGCTTCACCATTGAATGGAACGGCGGTGAAGACAAGCACGCGCCCATCCTTGCGAGCAGCGTGCAGGCGCATTTCCTCATCAATGAGGCGGGCGATCAAAGCCTGCACACGTTGCTCGCATCGCAAGACGAGGGGCGTTTCGCGCTTGGCATTTACACGGTGAGCGGTGGCACGCCGACGCTGTGGTGGTGCGGAACCATCCTAACCGACCTCATTGAACTCGATGACGATTACTTCCCGTACCCGATGACCGTGACCGCAGGCGACGAGTTGGGACTGATGACGGAAGTAAATTACGACAACGACGGCACGGCTTACACGGACAACGTGACGACCATCGGCCACGTCCATCGCGCGCTGCTCAAGGCTCGGCACGTTGACGAGTTTTTCAGCGCGTCGGATGCTTTCCTGCGCTACGCCGACGACTTTTTCAGCGCTGACCAAACGACGGGGAGCTCGATGGCGCTGCACTACATCCAAAGCAATACGCTGTATATCCCGGAGGGCGATGGCATCACGCGCCCGCTAACCTGCCGCGAGTTGCTCGAAAGCATCTGCGTAACGTACAACGCTCGGCTGATGTTTGCGGCGGGCGTTTATCGATTCATCCCGATGGGTCGGCTCGTCGACACGCAGACCTCCATACCGTACAAGGTCGTCAAATACGACGGGACAGCGGGCACGCCCGTAACGGACATCACGCTCGACGTGCCGCTGAGTAGCTCGATGCACAAGCTCACCGGGTGGCAGTTCACTTTTGATCGCCCGTACAAGGAGGTCAGGCGCGAGCGCTACTTCTACGGCAACGCTGCCCTGGTGTACGACAACATCCACAACGTCATCACGGAGAGCACCATCAGCGACGCGGGACAGACCTACTACGAAGACGAGGTGCTCAAGTTCAGCGGAACCATTCGCCAAACCTACGCGGCTGATGGCACGAGCACGGGCAGCGCGCGGCTCGGTCGCGCACTTGTGCGGGTGACGTTCAAGGTGGGCGGTAAGTACCTCAAGCGGGGTTACACGTTCAGCGGCACGGCATACGATTTCCAAATGCAACCGGGCGACGTGATTGAATACACCCCCGGCATTGCGGGCGCGGTGTCGTGGGAATCCACTGCAAGCACTTACGACATTCTGCTGCCAAGGTTTGACCGCAACGCAGGGGCGGCGGGCTGGTCTGAAATCGTGCAGGAAATCGCCGTGGTAACCCCTGACCTGCCCGAAGATTTAGACGGGCTTGAGGTGTCCGTGACGTTGAGCGACGTAAGTGCCACAGGAGCGCTTACCAACGTCACAACGGAAACGACCTTCACCTGCAAAATCTACGATTTTGGCGCGTATAAAGTGGGCGACGACAACGGCGACGTGCTGACCTACAAAGCAGCAAACACCAAAGGCCGCGACATCCTCGACCAACCTGCAGTGTATATCGGCGACGTGACCGCAGGCGAAAGCATCGGGCGCATCCGGGTGAACGACGGCACGAACGTCATCGACTCCAACAGCTGGCGCTCTCTTGCTAACCCGTCCGCCACGCTTG